ATTCTAGTGCCGCAGCCACATGATGGCGCAGTCTCTCAAACTCTGCCTCGTCAATCAACGCTTACCTGACGCAACAGCGTCAACTCGGGTCACGCCAACACGCCAATCTTCCAGCACAGCGCCTGTGTAGCGAATCTTGACCTGACGGCCAGAGAACCGCGCATCTGTGGGCTGTGACGCTGAATATGGGCCGTGTGTCGTTTCCACTGATGTCGGATACATCCGCGACTTGAAGCTGATCTGCACCTCGCCCAATGTCATCTCATCGGGAATGACTTGGCGCACCGACATGATGTTCTCTCCCACACCAATCTCGTATGGTCCAGACTCAGCATAGACAGAGCCACCGTCATAGCCAAATCCCACCTCATGCTCGTAGATGTAGCCTGATGCGTCCACCATGATGGGGTTGAGATACACGCCACGGTCTACGCCAGCGGTGCGTCCCAAAGTGCCAATATTCCAATGGCCTTCGCGGTAGTTGTAGATGACATAAGAGTCAACTTCATTGCTTGAGCTTGATGGGTAGAACCACCACACCTCACCGTATTTGCTGTTATGTACAGCATAGACTTTGCTGGCTTGGTTGTAGTTCATGTTGCTGAACACATAGTCAGAGACATCGCAAGGCAATGGCTTGACATAGCCGTCAAATACCCAAAAGCCTGATCTGCTCATCCACATGGCGGCAGAGTCGATGGCCGCCACAGACTGACTCGATATCACGCCACAGCCTGAACCAGCACGCTCAAAGCTGTATACATAGGGTAGGCCGACATAAGTCGCGGTATGGACATCGACATCAGTGAATAGCAAATTGATGCCTCTGACGCGCTTTCCGCACTTCAGTGACCCAACCGTGTTCAGTTCAAAGTCACCAGCCTGATTGGTGGCTGCCGCCGTCCATGTCGTGTTGTCCTCTTGGTCTGACCACTTCACCAGACGCGGATTGCTGGACGCACCCAAAGCAAACAGGAATCGCTCGGCAGTAGACAGTAAGGCAGCGCAGCCGGTTGGCGCGTTGGTGATAGCCACCGCCAAGGTTGGCGTTGTGAATCCCAACTGCCATTCGTAGAGCTTGCCATCAGAGTCGGAACAAGCCACCAGATACTCGCCCCAAGTGTCCAGACTCCATGTGGTGGCAGGCGCTACTGCGCCAGCGTCAGGACGCGCCACGCCATAAGCAAATGAGCCGTAAGTGTTGTAGCCATAGCCTGTGCCACTGACGGCATCAGCACGGCCAGAAGCAATACCTGTTGGCGTGATCTCTTTGATCACATTGTTCTCATCCATGGCGTAGAGCTTGGACTGCGTACCGGCAGCAATGTACCGCGCACCGGAGTTTGTCTTCCAAGTCAATATTCCACGGCACTTGCCTGTCAGTGCGGTGTTTGACTTCTTACGCCAGCCGCCAATGGGACGCAATGTGTTTTCGTACCAGCGTACAAGGTTTGCGTCATACCAGCGTCCGGCAGACTGATACTCTGTGCCATTACGGTACACGCCAGCAGGGATTTTGAGAGGAATGAGTGCCATGGCTGAATTATGCGGTTTCTGTTGACAAATTGGACACAAATGTGACAGTGGCAATGGCTGACGGTACGGCTGGTCTGGTTGGGGTACTGCTGGCGGCAAAGTGCTCAAGACTGACACCAACATCTGTTGGCCGCCACATGATTTCTACATAGTCATTTGCCACCAAACTCACAAAGAAATTCATTGCGGCAATCAAGTGAGATGGGTCGCCAGAAGATTTTCTTGCCACAGCATGAAACCTGCTGTTTGAATTGTCGATGTTTGTGCCGTTCTTGCGAAACCACACATCCACATCTTGACCATCATTGGTGGTGTTCTTGAATTGGATGCTGAATTGCAAGTTGTAGATGCCAGACTGCGCCACATTGAGCCTTGATGAATTGGACAAGGTAACGCCATTACTGAAGTCTGTGGTGTCAAAGGTGACGGCGTAGGCTGTGGTGGTGTTGGCCGCAGTCTGGTCTGTGGAGTCCTGAAAGCCACCATAGGGCGAGTTGATCCACTTGCCACCACGCCTGCCGAACAACGCTGAGAACAACGCTGCCAGCTTGCTGAAGTAGGTATTCAAGCCGCCAAAGGATTGTGTGAAGAAACCCTGATCGTAGGCAACATCAGCCGCGCCAAGGTTTGGCGGTGTTGGTGGCGTTATCTGCTGATCAAGGTTGAGTGCCATCGTTTATGCCACCAAGCCATTCAAGTAGGTAGTCTTACCGGCAACCTTGGTGGCGGTCAACTCTTGCTTTTTCAGGTTGTTCGGGTCATAGGACACATGAACCCATCCGGAATCAGGAATGCCTGGCGTGTAAAACTCCAGAATCAACTGCGTGTATTCCAAGTTGTCCATGATCCACTGTGCAAGGTCAGCATTGGCCACGCCAGGTATCTCAATATCAGCCGCCATACCCTTGCAATGGTCAGAGGTCTTAGAGCCGCCAACCGCCGCATTTGACTCCGGTGAACGGTAAGCGGAATTCACCTTCACGCCTTTGCCGTAATGGTCACGCACTGGCTGCAATACCTTCTCGCACAGCAGTCGCAGATTCTCGGTGGCCTCATCATCGGGCGTATTGTCAAAGCCCATCCGCAATGCGGTTTCGGATTTGCTGAGTTCATGCAGAGAGAAGTTGGCGGTCAAGTTCATTTTGTGTTCCTCAAGGTTTCGTAGGCTTCAAGACAGGTGTTGAGTTTTCTGATGGCGGCATCTCCATCGGCGGCGATCTGGAGAAGATCGGCAGCGACATCAACCGATCCACCAGATTCGGCTCTTGCTTCTCCGCTGTCACTTCCGCTGGCAACGGTGGCGGTTTCGGGCACTGGAACGCTTGGGCAGGTGGTTGCTTTTGTAGGAAGCCGCAGCTTGAGACTGCCATTACTAAGATCAGCACGCAACTGATTTTCTTTAGACTTTGCAACATTGTTCGCCTTTCGTAATGTTTCACCGTATGTCTGCGCCACCTTTGCCATTGCCTGCTCAGTTTCACGCGCCTTGGCGTTGAGCGCGGCAATCTCAATTTGCTGGCGCTGATACTCAGAATCTTTACCCTTGTAGTATCCACCACCAAAGGCTGAAAGCACCGCCATGACGATGCCCAATAACACCCAAGGATTTAATAGACTCATGGTGCTGGCGGCTCGTTGTCGTTAGCCTCTGCCTTGGCAACTGCATTGGCCACGGCTTTGACACCAGATCGTCCTGCAACACCGCCAAGCACGCCAGTGATGAATACCATGATGGTGGAAATCTGGCTTGTGTAGACCTTATCAATTGCCGCCATCTGACCATTCATTGGTTGCGTCACATAGGTCACAGAGTATAAGAACATGGCCATTGCACCAAGCAGAATGGTCACCAAGATAACGATCACAAAAGCCCAAACACGAATCTCGATTTCTTCGGCAGTCATGCGGTTTGATTTATTCATCACGACAGTTGGCATTACTTTTTCTCCTGTTCGGTTTTAACAAGTTGATCTGGACAAGTTGCTGTGGCGGTGCAGATGGGCGGCTTGCACTCGTCAATCTCCCAATTCTTAGGGTCTTGGCATGGGTATCTGAATCGGTCTTCGCACCCTGTCAGAAACACCAACATGATGGAAAAAACAGAAATGCAATAGATGTTCATTTTTTCTCTCGCTCCTTTTGCTCAATCTCTCTACGCAATTTTTCCACTTTTTCGATCTGCTGCTTGGCCTCGTTCTTTGTCTCCAAGATGTCCAGATACAGCATTGCGCTCAACGGCAGTAAGAGGGCTATCAAAACACAGCAGGCTATCCACCCAATCATTTCTTCCCCCAGTGACTTACGAACCACAGCCACAGCCACAGGTAGAGGAGGAATATAAAAGTCGCTACCACTGCTGCCAGCTTTGCTTGCAGGTTTCTTTCCTCTTGACGGTGTAGCCATGCGTCTTGCCTCTTCTTCGCCTCCTCCTTGAGTCTAGCTTTTTCCTGTTCCTCTGAGATGACCTCGCGCATCTTGAAGACCTCTGAGTACAGTGCACCCATCTCGGGCGGTGACTGATACACCATAGTCTCTCGGATTTGAATCACCAGCCTGTCCATCTCTTGCTGCGCCATCACACGCTTCAAAGCGGCTTCCATGAGGTTT